TTGAAATGCCTGCTCACCTGATATACCTGTAAAACTATCTAAATTTACAGTTGATTTCACAGGTCTTGAACTTCTTGTTTTGGCCTTATGAAGACATCCTTTACCACAGTATATAAAAAGATGTCCCTTGTTATCTTTCTGATTAAATTTAGGTTTAACATGACAATATTCACACATATTATCTCCACCTTTTTGAATATATTTACTCCTTGGTATCTTGTCTTTTTTATTTCCACCACCTTTACTAGCTTTATTACCTTGAGTTCTAATTTTTTCACCATTAATATTACATTGGGTATCATCACAATATATACGTCCCCCTGTTTTAGGTCTTGTGCGACAATAGGCGCAATTCAGATCGGCATTCATGTGTCCTGTGCCACAGAAAAAAGATTTTGTATATTTAGGTCTTGTTTTACAATAAATACAATTACCACTTTGATTTGTAGGCATCATTTGATTAGTAGAAATACTAGTAGTAAATTTACTAGCATGAAATGCTGATTCACTATTTGTAAATCCTTTTTCAGAATTATGACCTTTAATATTAACGTCAATATTAACTTTAAAATTTTTAATTCTATGAAATCTATGACCATAAAAGTTACCAAAAATTCCACTCTGATACATATTATCATAAATTCTTCCATTTACATTAAAAGAACCAGAATCATCGTCATTGTAATAAAATGGGACTACGCCTTGATTTGGCCAATTAGGTTTATTTGAGATGTCGAATTTAAATAATTCACCAATAGATATATTTGGATATGAGTTAGCAAGCGTCTGCTTACTTGGCACATATACTGGCACTGAAGTATAATAACGACTTGGGTCAGGTATTTCTTTAGGTATTTCAGTATAAATTAATGTTTCATCATCCTCTAAAAGTTCGGTTTTTAAATTATGAATAATCTGTTTATAATCAAAATCTTTGTATGCTGATAAATAGATATTTATTTTTAGTTCAGAAGATTGTCCTCCTGAATCAAAAAAACAATTATATAATGAATTTAGAGTAGAATCAAGAAAATCTGATATTTTCGTAATATATTCATTGTTATAACCTTCTATTCCAGATGCTTCAATATCAAATTTTTTATGTATATTTCCTCCCATAATTATAGGAAAGCATACATTTAATTCATCCAGATTTGTATTATGTGCTTTAACTTCTGTAATTATGTCACCATATAATATTTTAAGTTCATTCTCATATGATTGTTTAAACTCATCTGTACTCATAATTTTAGACTCATCTGTTAATTTTTCATTAATGCTTTGTACATTCACAAAGCATATATTATCTACATTTAATCTATAATCAAATTTTTCAGATTTCAGATAGTCTGCTTTAGTTTTAATTTGAATTGTTTTATAGATTAAATGTAATTCTGGGAAAAATATATTGTTTCCTGATATTGGCTCTTTTATTATATTCTTAGCAACCTCAAATGCGAGTGTGTCTTTTTTAATTTCTTCAACTGCGCTATAAGGTATAATTAAATATTCGTTGTATTTTTTGGTTCCAAAATTAAGTATCATTGAATCACGCAATATAAATATATTTTTATTCAGATCTGATGTTAGAGAATAATTATCTGAATAAATAATTGGTGCTAATTTATCATCGCATAATTCAAGATTTAATTCATCTAATTTTTTAATTAATTGTTGATAATTTACTTGTTCAACTTCCCTCTTTGTTATATTTTTTAATTTATTACTTGCTAATGTAACAATATCTTGACTTGTTTCAGTTGAAAATAATCCTAATCCAATATTAGAATTTGTTATACTTTCAGACGAATAAATTATACTATTATAATCATCATTCTTAAATTTTTGTTTAATATATTTAATAGCTAAGTCCAATACTTTATCAAATGTCATATCAGGTTCATTATATACAATTATATTATTTTTTTTATCATATACTTTATATTGTTTGATTATTGTAGCAGCATTTATAGATGTATGATTTGATGGTATTTTACTATATGATTCAGACCAATCGGATTTATAAGCTCCCATTGGTATTCCAATGGCATTTGGCATATCTCTAATGCTAGCAGTCCCACCTTTTCCAGTTACACTTGTTAAACCATCATTAAATATGAATAATGTTTTTGGATATTTAATACATAATGCCATATAATGAGTATTTGTATTCGAAGAACTAAATCCATTATATGCGAATATAGGATAAGTTAATTCTGGAACACTATTAGAAGAATTATAAATAATTTTTTCTAATTTTTCACTAGACCCACCTGTTTGTTTTTTAATTTTAGGTGGTTCTTGCATTTTTAATAGTGATATTTTAGCTTTTTCGTCTGCTAATTCTTGTAATTTTCCTTGATCTACATTTTGAGCAGATTTTAAGTTATCTTCTAATTCCTTTTTCTTCAATTCAGCTTTTTTAATTATGGCCTTTAACTTAATATCTTCTTTTAGATTTGTGGCTTTAATTTTTAAATATTCTGCTCTCCTAATTCTCTCATTATTATCTATATTTTTTGTTTCTAATTCTTGAGTAACTTTTTTATTACTTTCTGAATGTGAACCTTTTGATTTTGAGTTTAATTGTTTTTTTTCTTTATCCAACTTAGTTTTTAATTCTTGAATTTTTTTTAATTTCTTAGTGACTTCTTTAAGATATTTTTTTTTAGATACATCTATCTTTGTATCATTATCGCCTTTAAGTTCTAACTCATAATAATCTTGTATTTTAATTTTATCTATGTCGGTAATACTATTGCTTTGAGTTACTGGTTCTTCCTGCGATGATACGCTCTGATTTTTTTCTACTATATTAAAATTACTTAACATTAATTCAATTTTGTTATATTTTATAAGTAATTTTCTCTTAATTTCATCACTTATAATTTCACCACTTATAATTTCACCACTTGTAATTTCACCACTTGTAATTTCACCACTTGTAATTTCACCACTTGTAATATCACCACTTGTAATATTATTTTGAATCGCTTTAATTACATTTCTTTTTTCAATTATAGGCGTTCTATCTTTTAAGAAAGTAATATATTTAAAATTTTTTTCATATTTAGCAATATCAGTTGGAGATAATTTATAAGTATCACATTCATGAATGTTTTTTTTACTATATACATTAATAACTTTAGAAAGTAAATGTATATCATTGTCTAATTTAAATTCAAACTGAAATAAAGACGAGGGATTATTAATGACTTGTATTGGATTATTAGAATTTAATAATCCATTAAATAATTCCAAACTGGACTTGGTGTGTATATTACTGTTGTAATTTATCTTATAGAAGTATCGATGATTGTCTTGATATAGTAATTTAATTCTTGAATTCAAATTATTTGGTTCCTTTAAAAAAGAACTAGAATAAAAAAATAAATCTTCTTTGTATTCTATCTTAATATTAAGGATATTATCTAAAAATAAATTAATATTTTTATTTTCTAAACTAAATGATTTAAACATTAGATTAATTAATGAGTCCTCGTTGGTAAATAATGAATTGTTTTTTTCAAATAAGTTAGAAGGATTTTTAAATATTTCATCAAGTGTATTTTTTATACTATCAATATAAATTAAAGGAACATCTTTAATAAGTAATTTATTTTTTTCTATTTGAAATAATATCGTAGGATAAATATTAGTTAGAATAGTTGTTAATCTTTTATTAAAAAACTCGGTATTATTTCTTCTAATATCACTTAAATTACTTCTTGATAAATCATAATTTATAATCATTATATTATATTATAATTCTAGTTTTTATTTTAATTTAAAGATCGTATTATTAATACCAATATTAATAATAATAGAATAAACATAAGAATGATGACTATACATGATATAATTAAATATGGATAAAATTTATCAAAAATATATAGTATCATAGGGTCTATGATATTATTTTTAAATTCATTATTTTTATCAGATTCATTAAATTCTTTAATAATAATATCCATTAAATCTTTAGTAAATTTTTTAATCATTTATTATTTAATTATTTAAATTATTCGTATTTAAAACAATTATTTAAAATACGAATAATTATACAAATGTCTAGATATATGAATCATAAAAATTTAAAAATACAAAATATAATATATAAAGATCCAATTGATAAGATATCAATTATATTTCATAATAATAATTTAAATGTTGAACCATTATTATTTACAACACCTATTCTAGTAGTAAAAGACATAATAAATAATAGAATAGTTTTAGATCTAATAAATAATACTCAATTTCATGATTTCATAAAAATGATAGATGAATTAAACATAACTAATTGTTATTATAATTCAAAGAAATGGTTTAAAAAAGAATTATCATTATCATTAATTGAAGAATATTATAAGTCACCAATTAGTAATAATCTTGTAGAATTTATGTTACCAGTCAATTCAAATAAAGAATTACAATTGGATTATATTTTAGATAAAAATAAAAAATATACAAATGTTCATTCTATTAAAGAAGATTCATTAGTTAAATTAAATATTAAATATGTTGGTATTCAATTTAAAGGTACTTCATTTTTTCCTAAAATTGAAGTTAAATCAATTAAAATATACAATTCTATTAAAAAACATATAGATACTGATTCTTCAGATAATGATTCTTCAGATAATGATTTTACCGACGAAGACTAATTTTATTAAACTAAGTATTTATTTTATTAAACTAAGTATTTATTTTAATATATTTTTAATTTTTTTTTTTGTATATTAATAATATATTAATGGGTTTTACAGAAAAACATCGTATAATGACATTATCTGGTTTTTTGGTATTAATTGTTATATTAATCGTTTGTGTGAATAAATCAAATATGTTTGCCGAGAATTTTGCAGAACCAGGACATCCTCAAGTTCCTAGAGCATCTGAAGATACAATGCTTAATAATAGTTTATTAGTAGATGATGCTGATGATAATGAAGTTCCTGCTCCTGTTCCTCCGCAAATTAAAGAACATTTCGAAGAACCGGGTCCTTCTACAGACCCTAGTACTAATATTCCTAGTTGCTTACCTAAGGATCAATTAATGCCTCAAGAATTACTTCCTCAAGATACTCCCGCAAATCAATGGAGTTTAGCAAATCCTCAGGGTTCTGGTTCATTAAAGGACAAAAACTTTTTACAAGCAGGATATCATGTAGGTATTAATACTGTAGGTCAAACATTACGCAATGCTAATATGCAATTACGATCTGATCCTCCTAATCCGCAGGTGCAGGTATCTCCCTGGCAACAGACTACTATCAATCCTGATACAAATCGCAAACCTATGGAAATAGGTGGATGTGCTTAATTAATATTATAGATTTGTTTTATTAGATTTTTAAAATTTATAAAGTATCAAAAATTATTTTAAATAATCATTATATAAATATTATATAATGATTAATACTCAAAATTTAAAGAAATACATAGATATAACTAATGAATTAAATATTATCAAATCTAAATTAAAAAAATTAAATGAAACACATAGGAAATTAGAGAAACAAATTCTAGTAAATATTGAGAAAGAAAAATTAGAAGATACTCAAATTGAGACAAATAATTTCTATATAGATTATTCTGAAAAAAAAGGTTATCAATCAATATCCAAAGTATTCCTAGAAGAAAAGATGAAGGAATTTTTTAAGGAACGAAACATTAAAAATATAACAGATGAATTAATAGAATTCATTTATAATTCTAGAGAAATTAAAGAAACAAAATTTTTAAAAATTAAGATTAAATCAAATACCTAGTGTTCTTTTTAGTTTATTTAAAATAGCAGGATTAGGAATAGCCTTTCCAGATTCATACTCATTTATAACACTTGGTTTAACATTAATCATTTGTGCTAGCTGTTTTTGAGTTAAATTTTTTTTATTTCTAGATTGAATAATTTTCTTAGAAAAATTAACATCAACTTTTTTATTTTTAAATGTATCTAAATCTGGTTTACTTAGAGAATCACTAGGACCCTTTTTGTTTTTAAGCTTATCTTCTTTTTTTTCTTTATTATGTTGATCTAGTTTGAAATATATTGTATCCC